ATTAAAATTAGTAATGCAAATTTTTATATGGCTATCTTTTAAAAAGTCTATGTTGCTTTTATCAAATGATTTTGCTTCTAATATTCTATACTGTTCTGTCCTAGAACTGCCAGTAGGCATGTCAAACGTGTCCATAAAAGAAGTGTCGATTGATACGTTAATGTTAGGGCAAAAATACTTGATTTCGTTGAGATTAATTTCATTATCATCTACAAATAAGACATTAGATTCTCGTAGTTGAAAACTTTCTATAACTCTTTTTACTGCAGGACCTTTAGGAGAATAATCAATAGTAGGAAACACAAACAAATCCCACACACCCAAGGCTTCTAGGGTGTGTTTTGCTTGTTCAAAGTTATTTTTACTACAGATAGAATGTGCGACACCTACACGTTCGGATCGTTTGATAAATTCTAGTGCTTTGGTGTTGATTACGCCGGTTTGATTATCTTCGCCTAGACTTTTTTCCCAAAGAACTCCGTCTAAATCCCATACGATTAGTTTTATCATGCATTAAGTTATTTCTTGCCACTCAATACTTGCGTAGATATCTTGGTTAGTACCAGTTGCAGCCATCATTATAGTATACTCATATGCTACGCCTGTGAACGGATCTCTCTCAAGTTGATATTCAAAAGTGAATGGTTGTTGAGTGGGTGCGCCTGTACTTTGATTAGTGCTATTCAAAAACGTTTGTTCTGCGATGCTACCGCTAACCAATGCTGTAGGCGCTAGATTGTATTCTACTGAACTATCTGTCGCTGAACTTACCCAACTACCACCGCTTGTGATTGCTTTTTTATAGATACGATATTGGAACAAACTTCCTGACACGGGAACTATCGAATAGTTTATAGGTACGACAACGGCGTTTAGATTAGTGCTTTTCAATCTTATAGAAAGTACAGGTAAGAAACTTTCATCGTTAGGTAATCTAACAGGAGTGCCTATCACATGTGAGGCTGCTCTAGGATTGCCTGATCCTGATAACTGAAACCCACCTTCGCTGATGACAGAACTACAAATCTGTGTCATCATGCTATTGCCAGTAGTTGTACCAGTATTAGTGATTTCATATCTGATAGGCAATGTTGCTGTAGTCATGTAAACTTTTGTATTGCCAACTTGGTTAGCATGATTGAACTGATGACAAATAATATAAGCACCATTTATCACAAATCCTACACGAACACTACCTACACCTAACCACTCAACATCGGCAAACATGATCTGTGTGCGATCTGGGTATAATGTGATACCTGAAGGATTAGATGCACCACCCAGTCCATCTAATGTGTCAACGTTCCACGCATCTTGTCTGACTCTTTCTTCCGAACCATATGATCCTGAACGAATAACCATATAGTTATATGTACCATCGTTTTCAAAGAACACACCGTCATTACTATCAAACAAGCCTACACGCTGACGCAAGTTAGGCTCGGGTGTATTCATACAGAATGTGTTCAATGTGAGTTGGCTCTTGCCAGGCTGATAAGGGAATGGTTTGAGTGTTTCACGCAACACGCTGTCACCTGAGGCACTACCTACATTGAGTTGATAACTACTTTGGTTAGCAACATATACTACATTGGCTGTACCTGATGTATTGCTTGCAAACTGTCCATGATCAAAATATCGTGCTTGTGTATCAAATAGTGTATAAGGTTCGCTTACTCTCAATCGTCCAAATGCGTCTGCTACTGCGCCGCTAAATGCCGAGATGACTACGCTGGCATCGTCTGCTAATATAACATTGGCAGTACCACTGATACCAACATTACCTGATACTACCCAAGGATCTGTGCCCTGTGTGACTTCAATATTAGCATTTGTGATGTTGGCATCTACAGAACCACTTACTGTGACATTACCCGAATCTACAATGACAGGAAGTGTGTTTCCTGATATGTCTACGTTGCCAAAACTTGTGATACCAACATTGCCTACTGTGATATTAGCATTACCTATGCTTACGTTTGAATCTGTACGTAGGTATACGTTGCCGCTAACACTGTCGAGTGCTAGTGCTTCTGTGATGTTACGTAAATACCAGGGTTTTACGTCTGCTGGTGTTGGTTCTGCCATTTATTATACCCACTCATTTGTTAATAGATTTTCTACGTTCTGAATTTCTATTGATGTTAATTCATCACCTAAGAAAACAAAAAATGCTCCTGCTTCCATTTCACAGAAATTGCTTCCTCCATATTTACAACCTAAAGTTATTGTATTATTGACCGCTGATGTAGTTGTTGGTACAGTTCCAGTAAACGTTAATGGTATGTCTGCACTGTCAATACGCAGTCTTAATTTTGTAGCATTTGTTCCTTGAGTACCGTCATATATCATTGTAAATACATGCCAGTTTGCATCACGTGCTATACCTGTTGTAGCCGATGATGTGCCGAAATTAACACTATAACTTCCGCCAACAGTTGCTAATTCTAATTCTGTGTTTGTAGAAGGTTCAGAACCAAATATAGTTCCAGTATCTTCTAATATTCTACCTGCCATAAACATTGTAACTTTGTTTTGACTTACTAAGTTGGGGACAGGATTAATTGTCATGCATGAACTAGTTCCATTGAAATAAACAAATCCGTAACCATTTTTAGTAGCAGGTATAGTTCTATAACTTGTTTTTTGTGAGCCGGTGGAATTTAAGTTATGAGAAAAATCCGATTGGTCTGTCCATTGTGTTATTTGAGAACCTTCAGATGCACCGGGAACGATAGAATTTATAATATCACCCTGAAACTGTCCTTCTAATTTAGTTAATGTTTCACCACTAACAGCATCATCAATGCCTGATGGATTAGGATTAGCCGTTACTGCTATCCAAGGTCTGCCTAATAATAATCCACTTGGATTCGGATTGTCAACTATTGTGTTACCTGAATACTGTGTAGGTAATGAAGTAATATCGTATGTGTTTTTTACTCTGTAACAAGGTAAATTAGTATCCCCGCTAGGACCGCCTTGTCTTTTCAATTGAGCAATGTCTAATCTTTGTACTTGTAAATATTCTTTAGTTTGTGCTTGTTGTAGGGGTTTAAAGAAAAACATATCGCTGTTTTCGTCAAAGTTTAAAGTTGCTAATGTAGAAGTTGGTGTATCAACTGAGTTATTGTCTGGGTCACGCTCTAAAGACATTACTTCATAGTAACTACTGGTAAGTCCTTCCGCAGTCGAGGCCGCTGTTGCTACTTGAGCAATAGTGTTAGCAGTATCTAATGATAATATGTTGATTAAACCTGTTAATCCTTTAACTGGAACGTTGATTGCTGCCATACATTACCTCTTATAACCCTTAAAAGGTTTTACTGGACTTTCTTTATTGATGGATGGTAACTCTATTGATTCTAAATCGCCACTGTTTATATCTTCCCATTCAGATCCAACTGCTTTATAAGCGGCTTTAAGCATGTTTGCTTCTTCTTCGGTATATGGGAAAGCCACATTGTTTGTGCCAGCCCAACTTTCAGAATCTAATTCTAATTGTTCATTTGCACTTTCACCGCTAGCAGATGCAATAGCCATCATTACCCGATTTAATTCGTATACTCTGTCTCTGCCTTCTACATCTTGGAATTTGTGTAAGCCGCGTGTCGGATAACGATATCTTTTAGATATATAGCCTTTACTATTATCTTCTGTTAAAAATTCTTTTGCTCTCATTATGGAGTTTCTTCTGTTGTAACTTGTACATTATTTTCTGTAGACAGAACAGAGTCTACATAACCATCTAATGCAATAGGCAAGCCCTCAGGACCGGTGCCTTGGAACGCAACAGAATAATTTATAAAGTGATAAATTGATTGACTAGACACTACTGATGTATTAGGTGACACTAAAATTCTGACGTTGCCATTATAAATATCCATGTCATAATCGCTTACCACAGGATCTCCCCAATAAGTAGTACCGTAAGCATTAAACTTGACCGCTGTACTGTTTGCACTCAGTTGTGCATCTATTTTAATATCCTGTTGATTAATAGTCCCTGGATCATTTGACTTGATAAAAAACTGACCCAATGAAAAGGCATTTGCCGGAGTTTCAAAAATAACCTGCCCGGCTGTATTTCCTATAGTATACGTATCAGTAGTAAACCATCCGGTACTGTATAGATTAGAAAAGTTATTATTAATCTTCTCAAAAGCAACTCGTAACGGATCTCCCGACCCGTCGTTTGGTAGAGTGCCTATATTAATAATTTCTGGTTGATTAGACATAAAGTTTTCCCAATATTATATAGTATTTATCGTTTGGGAAAGACTATGAGGTATTAATTGTCTTTTTGGGGAGTAGCCTTCATATTTTCTCTTGCTATACCGTTCATCTTTTCAAAACTTCTCATACCACCTAGACCTAACAGTGACAATGTAAGTGTCATCAAACCTTCTGTTTGTATGACTGGTAGTGTAACATCTGCTCCACTTACTACAACTGCCCAATTGGCAATTGGTGCTAAAACATAGGACCATGCCAATCCAAACGCACAAATCCACATAATAGCGGGTCTTGCGCCTGCAACAAAGAGTGAAGGATGTTTTGCTTGTTCTAGGTTAATTTGATTTTGCTGAAGATTTGCATTGTGTAGAACCATTTTAAGTTCGTGCTCCAATGCGGCTTTTTTATCTTTATCTTCTACAAACTTATCTAATATAGGACCTGCTAGTCCAAGAACGGATCCAACTATATCTCCTATCATGTAGTGCTCCTTTAAATTTAAAATACACTACTATTTAGTCGTTGTTTTATAAAAAATCGCTCCACACAGTCAGCAATATAAACTACTTCATTATCGTTAAGTTCAGGATAGATGGGAATACTTAATACAGACTTTGATAATACATGACCTGCACTTAAAATATCAGGCTTGTTAACACATCGGTCACTTACACCCAAATCTGATAAGACATAATCATAATGAATTTTAACATCAATATTTGAATGATCACTTAGATGAAGATATAGTTCATCACGTATGTTTGGATCTACTCGTAACACAAACTTTTGATCTGCATGACGTTCACATCCTGCACTAAAACATGATATTTGTTCTAATTGTTCAAAACGTTCAAGGTAATACTGTCTGATTTTCTTTCTGCGTGATTGCCAATAATCAATATATTTTGTTCTTACTAAAATTTGGGCGCAATCTTGCTCACTCATTTTACTATTTGTACCTGTTTCATAGTGTCCAGGTTTGCCGTTGTCTCTGTATTTAATTGCAAAATCATACAGTTCTTTTTCATTAGTGACAATGGCGCCACCATTACCTGATGACGGTAGATTTTTTGTAGGATCAAATGAGATAGCCATGCCTATACCAACATCGCCGTCTGCTACTAACCAATGTTGTGCTCCGTCGATAATAGCAGGGAATTCAAATCGATCTTTAGGTATAGGACGTCCATACAAGCCTACATAACATTCTAATTTAGGATTTTCTGTATCTGTGTTTTGAACCATAATACCATCAGAGTCAACATCACACAGTTCTACGTTTAGTCCTGCATTAAAAAATGCATTTAATGTTGCAGGATAAGTTAAGTTTGGAACTCTAATTGTTTTATATGCTTCTTTGTCGTATACCCACAATGCGTAAGGATCATTTTCAGGCATAGAACTTACTTCATAGGCGGCTATGATTTCTAATGCTTGTGTACCGCTATGGCACAACACTGCATATTGTGTTTTTGTTTTTTGTTTTAACCATTCTTGGAATTCTTCTGCGAATGGGCCGTCGTTCCAGCAACCTGAAACTAAGGCTTTTTCAGTCGCATCCAGCAGTTGAGTTTTAATCTGCTGAGTTTGTCTTTTTAATCCAAAATGGGGAATTCGATAACCAATCATAATATATTTTAAAACCTTCTTCTACGTCTACCTTGGGGTCGAATTTAAAATCTTTTCTTGCCGCATCGATATTCAATGCTCCCCTACTTGGAAAATCTTTGTCTTTTGATTTTACTGTAATCTTGCCTTTACCTACAATATTTACAGCAAGTTTAGCCGCTTCATATAATGAAACACTATGAGACTTAGTAATGTTGTACGTTTTATTTGCGGCTTTAGAACTAAACGTTGCGGCGGCAATACCATCTGCGGCATCTTGTACATACGTAAAATCTAATGTTTCACTCTTGCCGTTAACTGAAAGGGTGCCGCCTTTCATAGCAGTAATTAAGAATTTAGAAATAACTCTGTCTTCAACATCTAAAGGACCGTACACAGCACTTGGACGAATAATAGTGTGTTCCATACCGCATTGTCGGGTATAATCTCTGACTAACCATTCTCCTGCAAGTTTCATAATACCATATTGACCTTGAGGCTTGCAGTTATAATCTTCAGTAACTTGATCATCAAAATCACCATATACCATTGATGAACTGATGTATGTAAAACGTTTTACATTGTGCTGTTTACTAAGTTCTAGTAAGTTGAGCAACCCTTCGCTCATTGCTCTACTTCCCGCCGTTGGATTGACGTTGACTACTTTTTGCCTTGGAAAACTTGCTAAATGAATCACATGACTGAATTCATACTTTTCAAACAACGAAAGCATTTGTGGGCTTGCAATATCTATAGGATAAATATTGATATCATTATTATTAGTTACTCTACTAGCAATAACTTTAAATCGTTCATTCATTAAATAATCGATTTCGTCCTGAGGCACCAAACCATATGTAGTTTTTGTATCCACAATAACAATGTTATGGTCTTTCATAAGATTAACAACTACGTTGTGTCCTATTAATCCTAATCCACCGGTAATTAATATATTACTCAAATTTTAATCTCCACCAACATGCTTCTTCTTTAGTAAAGTAGCCATAAATTTTATATAAGTGTCCGTAAGTATGCGGATGATGATCTCTTATCCATTTGGGTGCAGGATCGCTTTTATCCATTACATACTTGCCGGCGTCTGTTTGTTGCCATTCATAAATTGGTTGTGCAATCATTAAGTCAGGATCATCTACATCACCCATTGAAATTTCATACACTAATACTTTTTCAGCATCACACTCTTTTTTCATTTATAGGTGCCCCTGAGTTTGGTAAGTTATCTCCTGCTTGTACTGTACAACTAAATTTACCGTCTTGTAAAACTTCTAAAATTTTACTGTTTAACTTGTCATTGTAGCATAACAGTTCATGCTCGTAAGGCATTTCTACTACAACCGTTGCTCTAATTTTTTTCATACTGCCATATTTGCTTTAATTTGTCCGTGACTTTTATAGTCTACTAATTTTATATCATCCATAGTGAACTTGTCAATATCTTTTACATCTGGATTTAACCAAAGTGTAGGTAAAGAATATTCCTGTCTGCTTAATTGTTCTTTAACTTGATCAACATGATCTTTATAGATATGTGTGTCGCCTGTTGAAATAACAAGTTTACCTACTTTCATATCACATACTTGTGCGATCATATGAGTGAGCAAAGCATAACTAGCAATGTTGAAGGGGAGCCCTAAGAACGTGTCTACAGACCTCTGATACATGTGACAACTCAATTCATTGTTCTTGCTCACGTAGTACTGAGACATTACGTGACAAGGCGGAAGTGCCATCTGTTCTAGTTCTCCCACATTCCAAGCAGATAAAATGTGTCTGCGTGAATAAGGATCGTTTTTTAATCCTTCTATCAGTTCTGCAACTTGATCAATTGATTCGTATGTAGGGTCAGCCCAATATGTTCCATAATCATCATCTATAGTTGGTTGACCTATAGGCTTATGAGTAATCCAGTCTCGCCATTGTACTCCATAAACAGGTCCAAGATCACCTTCAAATTCTGCTCGTTCTTTCCAATAAGGTGCTAGTGCATTTGGTGTCCATATAGTAGTTACACCTTCTCTTGTACCGTGAGTGATTTCTGCAAGTCTGCGTTCATCACGTGACCCTTCTAAGAACCAAAGCAGTTCGCCTTTACATGCTTTCCATGCTAACTTCTTGGTAGTGATGGCAGGAAAACCTTTTTGAAGATTAAATCTAAGTTGACGACCAAATATCGACTTAGTTCCTACACCAGTTCTATCATCTTTTTCTTCTCCGTTTTGGAGAATATCAATCAATAAATCATGGTACTGCTTCATTTAATATTCCTATTAGAAAAAAGCCCTGTGAATACAGGGCTAAGATTATGATAGAATGCGTAGCAAGTCATCGGTCTCAGGTTGCACTGTTAGTGCAATTTTTTCAACATTTAAAATAAAATCAATGTTTGTAATTTCTGATTCTAGTTCTTCTAGTTGACGACCTACTGCCATTTCTACTGATTCTGGGTCTAGCCCATCATTAAACAATCTTTCTATATTAATTGTTTTTTGCCTTCTACCGAGTTTTACGACTAGTTTTTTGATAAACTCAATTGGTATCTTGCTTTTATCAATATCCTCTAGGAGCTGTTCCCACTGTTGCAGGTGAGAGTCATTCGACATGTTTGACTCCCTATTATTTAACTGCTACTTTCTTTGTTGTGCGTTTAGTTGTTGCTTTCGGTTTTGTTACCTTTGCTTTTGTGGGCGTCAACTTTTTTGCTTCAGCCATTAAACGTTTTGATTCAGCAAGCAAACCTTTTGCTTCTGCTTCCATGCGTTGTGCTTGAGCAGTAAAATCTGCGGCTAGTGCATCATCAGTTAGACCACCTGCTGGTACATTTGTACCCATAGTAGGCATTGCTCGTTCTTTATCGCCGATAAGTGCCTCTTCCTTTCTGCGTCTGACATCGGCAGGATCTTGTAGACCCATTGATGCATCTGCTTCAGCAAGTTTACGTGTAGCATCTTCACCTGCTTTCATATCACGCAAGATTTTGTTTAGTTCATCTAAACGAATCTGTGTGTTAGGCTGAGGTGTCATAATGATGTCTTCTGTTCTTACTTTCTTTAGCATGCCTTCAGCATGTAATACTTGTAAGATAGGGTTGCCGGCTCTAGTGAACTGACGATTTAATGCATTGGCTAGTTCATCACTGTTTTGTCCAATGTCACCCTCGATACACGACATAAGCGGATCGTGGATGTCTTGGTTTAGTAACTGTGTGTAAACTACCAAACACATATGTTCTTCGTTAGGGACTTCACGGAATACGACTGCTACTTTGCGGTCACCGTGTTTACCAACGTGTCGTAAAAAACTCATATTATTTCTCCTAGTAAAACTACATTTGTATTTATGGTGTTAATTGGGGTGTAAAAAATTTATTACGGAATTAATTTACCCTTTTTTAAGACCAAGTTAATTCCAATAAAAATGCTTCTTTAGGATCTTCAAATGCAAAACACTTGCGTTCCCAAATCAAATCATTGTGTGTTGCGCCGTCTACAATAGAAAAGCGGCCTTTAGTATGGTCACATACCCACTCATACAAGTTATCATCTATATTAACAGTAGTGCGAGTAAAGTGTGCAGGACAATCTATAATTTGTCTTTCTGCTACCCAGTGATCAACATTTAAATCGCTAATACTAATCATCTTTAACCAACTCGTAAATTGTTTCTGCTTGTTCTAATAGGTTCTTTAGCGTAGCAGAGTTTTCTGATGCCTGCAAAATATCTCTAAACTTGTGCCAGCGTTCATAAAAGGCTTTTTCTTTTAAATGTTCGGGGTCTTCAAATACCTTCATGCGTTTGGATAAATGATCTCCTAATGGCCTTGCGTACACTGTTTTACCCCCGTCAGGTGATTCATAGATAAATTTATCGTCAGGGCCTGCGTTAGCAGGCCTATGAGGTTCTAAATGTTTGTGTGTCATGCGGCCTTTCTACGTTTGTGATCATCATAGATCGCATAAGTACCAAACGGGGGATTCGGATCGGGGTCACCATGAATGATCCACGTTGTGTCACAATAGTTAGAGTCACCCCAACTACCAAAAGGATAACCATCTGTGAATACTATTAGACGATTGGGTACACGACCTTCTTCTTTAAGATAGTTAAAGATACAGTCAAAGTCGGTGCCGCCACCGCCCATGATTTCGTATTCTTCGATATCCTCAAGGTTATCACTGGTAAATTCTGCATAGTTGTAAACTTGAGTATCGAAACAGTGAACACGCAACACATAGTTAGTGAACGTTTCCATAATTGATTTGACTTCAGACAAGAATGCAGTGCCTTGATCGTAACCAATAGAACCTGACATGTCAAGGAAGATATCAACGTCAATCATTTCGCCGGGGATCATACCAGGTAAGATTGCATCCATGTGCCAAGACCTGCGACTAACACGCTGGAATGAGTAGTCACTAGATAGTGTGCTAGTCAAATTAGTGTTAAGTAGATCACTCCAAGGCATAACAGGATTAGTAAACTGCTTGATCATGCGTTGTACACCAGCAGGGGTATTGCCAGCACCAGCAGCCTGAGCAGAATTCAAAATTGCTTCTTTGATTTCTTGCTTGAGTTGGTCCTTTTCTTCCTTAGACATTTTGACAGGACCCTTTTTACCTTCTTCGCCCTCGTTTTCGCCCTCAGCAGAACCCTCACCCTCACCTTCAAGGTGTTCATCTAGCAACATTTCGGCTAGTTGATCAATAGAAATCTTTTCTGCATTCTCATACAGAATGTCATAAACTTCTTCAGCAGGCATGTCTGCATACTTGTGATCATACAAGCAAGGAACTGTAGTAATGAACTCACCAACTCTGTGTTTCTTGAGGTCAGCATTAACACAGTAGTCATCTGCAATGTTCCACAGTTGAGGATCACGGTCGCCTCTACGATCCATGTGATCATAGACAACATGAAGAACCTCATGTGCTACAAGAAACACAACCTCGGGTTGCTTGAGCATCATAATAAAACGTGAGTTGTAGTAAAAATACTTGCCGTCAGTAGCGGCAGTTGGGCACCATTCATCAGCATTAATAAGTTGGAGCCTAGTAGCAAGATTACCAAAGAATGAATGTTTCATCAAAAGACTGATACGAGCAGTAACCAAACGCTCACGTGCCTCAGCATCAATTTTAGGGTCAGTTGGACCCACTAAATGTTGGAGTTTGGATTCTTTTGACTTTCCGTCGATTGAGTCAGTAATTTGAGACATTTATAAACTCCTTAATTGATTAATAGTAACTATTATACTACCATTGGGTAGCAATGTCAAGCCTTTATTCAGCATCAAACCAACGCATATACAGCATAGTTACCCGATTTTTCTCTTTGGCCACGTATTCATGCCCCAAATTCATGTTATGTCCATATAATTGGTTAGTATTGGCCTTGGTCCTAACACCAATATTCCAAAACTCAGGTCCGTCAGGAGTAGGGGAAACCATAAACTCACTGTTTACTTCCTGATCAGTTATCGTGTACATAGTAAACCACAATTTTAATGGATCTTCTATGTGTTCAATAAGATTAAAATCCTTGTGCCACCCATAGTCATCACCTAATGGATTAGGATTTGGGTTTACCAAAACAGCAAAGTTAAACAAGACAGGTGTGACAACACCAGCATCTATCAATTTTCTTTCGTTCATTTCGATAAATTGTGCTACCACTTCAGGGACATTGGTTTTCAAAATGTCGTGGTTATCGTGTCTGTTATTCCAAACTAAAGTATCTTGCTCTGTAATATTGCCCTCTGTATCAATAAACAAGCCAGACCCAAGATCATTATTTACGGTAGTTAGTAACTGATCATGCAATCTTTGGTCTAAAAAATCGGACTCGTAAAACCAGCGGTATTTCGATTTATTCATATAAGTATTTACTACCAAAGAAAGACATTAGAAAAGGGCGGGGAGAGTAAGGAATGTCTCGGACCCTACTCTCCCCTAGACCGATCATTTGCGATCGGAAACGATATACTTTCCATATTTGGTATAGAAAGTATTGAAGTTTTTGAGTTGGGTAGGCTCAAAGGGCAGTTTGTAAGTAGTCAGTGCAATTTTTGCACCCATTACAACCAACTCAGTTTCAAAGTTATCCATCATAAACGCAAAGAAGTTGTCACCCATTTCGTGGAACTTCTTGTTATCAACCTTTTTGACTTCAAGTGCCTCACGTAGTTCGTAGCACATTGAAACAGTCAACGAATACATAGCAGAGATTTCCTTGACTTTAAGTTCCTTGACCTTACCAGTCAATACATCAGACGGGTTAGGAAGTTTGCCTGCCAGTTTACGATGGGCAAGAAACTTAGTAGACAGACCCTCACCTACAGTACCAGAAATCAGATTGTGCAGGTTAGTGTGATCTTCCTCAATGTCGAGCAGTTGACTTACAAACACCCAAGAACGGGGAGTAGCAAATGCACGGCTAGAAGATTTGCTGTCAAAATCATACAGGTCTTGCTTAGAGAATGACAAGTAACCAACAACATCCTTGTGAATGTTGTTAAGTACAGCCCAGTCTTGCCAACATGCAAAATCGGGACGCAATTCAACGTGAATAAAACGATTAGCAAGGGGCATCGGCATGCGATAAGTAACACCCTTGTCAGTGTCACGGTTACCAGCGGCAACAATTACAACATTGTCAGGTAACACATACTTACCAACCCTGCGATTAAGAACCAATTGATAACCTGCTGCCTGTACAGCAGGAGCCGCAGAGTTCATTTCATCGAGGAACAACACCACAATCGGATATTGACTAGCAAGTTCCTCATCAGGAAGATCGATTGGGGGAGCCCAATCCATTTTGCCATTGTCCTTGTTATAGAAAGGAATACCTCGCAGATCAGTAGGCTCCATTTGCGCCATACGCAAATCGATCATTAAACCACCTAGATCAGAGGTCACTGATTCAACGATTTCAGACTTACCAACTCCGGGAGGACCCCAGAAGAAAATAGGACGTTTTACTTGAAAAGCAGTGTGAAGTGCTTTTTCGGCTTCGACTGCTGTAACAGTCAGGGTATCAGAAAATTGAGACATTTGTATACTCCGTTATTTAACTTTACAATACTAATTATAGTGCCGGGTGAGGGTAATGTCAAGCCTTTTTTGAAAAAAATTGATTTATTTTGCCCATATAAATCAATGACTTAGTTCTCAGGCTCCATTAATTTGAGCATAAGTACCCATTTTTCGACCATTTCTATCTGCTCATGCATATCTAAAACCTTCTTTTCCACAGGTTTGTAGTTTTTAGACTGTCTGGCTCTGATTTCTAATTTGCTTAGTTCATCGATTTGGGTACAGCAGTTTTGATACAGTTTACGGAGATCATAATTATAGCCACTCATAGACTTGATACTGTCATAGACTGTATCATAATAGGATCTTGCTTCGACTGCGTTTTGGAACTTAATCTCACTCATACCCATATTATAGTACCAGTGAAGTTAATTGTCAAGCCTTATTTTTTAGGTCTTAACAAAGGGGGACGGCCGTCACGTTTTATATTCCAGCCAAGTTTCTTTGCGTTTTTTTGCATAGTGTCTGGTTTGATATCTACAGTAAGTGCCATTTTAAATCTTGGATCATCTTTTTCTGCTTCGCTTGGAATATATCCTGAAGCACCTTCTTTATAGATACTTTTTATTTTTGGATTGTTACCAATACGATGTTGATTGATCATTTCCCATCGTTTAATTAATTCTCTGGAATCTCTTGCGTCTACATCAAAATGATATTGCAAGAATCTAATTATTTCTGCTCTTGTATATCCTTTCTTAACAACACCGGAGATTGCTTTTAAATAATCAGAATAATCAGGCATACCAAACTCATCGTATTTCTGATC